ACTTTCAAGTGCAAGAATAAGTATCTTTTCTTCTTTGACTAAAAATGGACGATATTTAATTGATTTTCCAGATGATGGTAAAGTCAACTCATATGTTGGTGTAGCAATTTTTGGTAAAGGCATAATGACCTATAGAAATTCAGTTATAATTATATATCCTGTCTAGAAACTTCCGATCCAAATTTTCCAAGATTCAAGAACGAACCTTGATCTACGTTAGGAGGTGGTGGTTGAGTATATCCAGGGAAATATTGTTGAACATAATTTGTAGCAGCATCATCTGAATAATTAGCACCCATATCATCAGTAGTAGGAGATTGTGCTTGATTCATCTGTTCTGTTATATTTCCAGTTTTATTAAGAATTCCTTTCCCTTTATGTTTCATTACAACATATCTTGAATAACTAAAATTAACAGTAGTTTTAGTGATGGTACTTCCCTCATAAGATAATGGAAGTGCAGTGAGATTTGTTGGAAATGCATCAATAAACTGATAAGTCAAAGTAGTTTGATCTCTTAAACTTTTGCTTTGTTTTGAGGAATTTTCATAAACAAAATCTCTTTCAAATTTTGATATTGCAATAAGTTTTTTATATGTATTTGGATATTTAAATCTATAAAAATCTTGACTATCTAAATATGATCCTCTGTTTTGTCCAACTGTACTGCCTTGATATACTTCATTTTGACTATGAAGTGGATCTATAAAATTCATCCATTCTTCAAACAAACGAATTAAATCATAATTACTATCAACATAAAAAGTTAAGTTAAAATCACTATAAATTCTACGAGTTGGAAATCTTTCAATTATACCTTGACGACTTCCAGATTCTTCTGCCATGTCAAATGTAGAACCAGGAAGAACTGCTTCCGCACACATAAAATCATATTTTTCTTTATTACTATTACTTAGTAATCCACAATCTGATAAATGATTTTCTACTGTTCTTTGTTTTTTTGCTGTTTTAATAAATCCAGTTCCTGAACCCAAAAGCAATGATACTTTAAATTGACTTGTTAGAGATAAATCCCCAATAAGTCGTTGAGTATCATTTATAGTTTTATGTAAAGGTCCTATATTGTATGGATTTCCAGCCATCTATAAATACAGTAAGTGCCTATACTATGTATGTCTGATAGGACGAGTAAAAATTATAAACAGGGAAAGTTTAAACCAAAACACCCACAAAAATATGGTGGAGATCCCACAAATGTTGTGTATAGATCTTCTTATGAATTGAAGTTTATGCAATATTGTGATTTGTCTGAAAGTGTGAATGAATGGAAAAGTGAAGAATTTTGGATTCCCTACCGTTCACCATTGGATAATAAAGTTCATAGATATTTTCCTGACTTTTTTGTAAAATATAAAGACAAAAATAATAATACTAGAACATTAGTTGTGGAAATTAAACCAGCAAAAGATTTGAAAGAACCAAATCCAAATCCACCAAAAAGAACAAGTTCTTGGGTATATTCTGTTAAAACTTGGGCAGTCAATCAAGCAAAATGGAAAGCAGCAAGAGAATGGTGTGCTGATCATAATTATGAATTCAAAATTATGACCGAAAAAGATTTAGGAATAGAAATCAAATGATAGCACAAAATATTATAAAACAAGCAGGAAGTAAAAATCGTTCAAGTTCTTGGTACGCAAATGCCTTAATGAATGAATTATTAAATAGTCAGAAAAAAGATATTAATGAAGAAGATACTGGATTCATAAAACCAGGAGATTTAGTTTTCTTTTTATATTCTGCAAAATATCCACAAAAATATAAATTTTGGGATAGACAACCTTTAAGTTATGTAATTGAAATTGATATGAGAAGGGGAATGTTTCTTGGTTCAAATCTTCATTATATAAATCCCCAATATAGAGGAGGAATAGCAGAATCGTACATAAATAAAGCAGGAAATATTAATGCACCAAGAAAAACATTACATAATTATTTGTTTTCTGGTGTAATGAGTGATTTATTTAAAGTGCCTGAAAGTGATTGGAGGGATGTGTCACTACTTCCAACCGAAAAATTTGTAGATAAAAGAGGACAACCAGTATTCAAATCAAAAGTTTGGGATTATCCAGACGATTTATCTTCTCCTTAAATATGGGATATCAAGTTTTACAAGATGAATACTACAAACCAGGTTTGGGTCCTCTTGGTCCTGGTCCTCTTGGAATTAGATATGATCCAGTAACTGGTGATTATCAATTAAAAGGAAAAAGTGCATTAGGATATGATGTAGGCATTGGACTACCAATATTTTATCAAAATGGAAATTGGACGAGTGATGCAATAAAAGATCCGCAGTTATTTACAAATAATGATCCATCCAAACCAACTGCACTTGCAAATCAAATAAGTGAAGAAATGCGTAGAAAAGTAAATGCCGCATATTTAACTGGTGGAGGACAAAATAAAGGTTTAAAAATAAATCCAACAGCACAAAATCCAACTGGAACAGCAGGAGTTCAAAATTATTTTCCAGGAACAAAACCACCAGTCAATCTACCAGGAGTTACAACACCACCAGGAGCAGGAAACATACTAGATGCAGCAACCAAATTATGGAATGGACTTGGAGACGGATTTGCCGATCTTTCAAATATAGAATTTACAAGTGCAAATGAAAATAAAGTTTTTACACAACATCCAGAACTTTTAGTATATCCATCAGATTTATTGAAAACTAAACAAGATACATTACAAGTGACAATGTATCGTTATCAAGCACCAAAGGGAGATTTGTTCGCAAAAAACAATAATACACCAGATTTTAGAACAAACATATTAACACAAGGTATACAAAGAAATTCTGCACTCAAAGAACTAATAGGAAAAGTTATTCTTCCAATTCCTTCTGGTATTGGAGATTCAAATAATGTAAATTGGGGTGAAGATAATATGAATAATTTGACTGCTGCTGTAACTAACTATGTTGCAAATAATTTACATACACAAATAGGTGGTTCTGCTCTTGCACAAGCAGGACAACTTGCAGGACTTCCTGCATCTGCAATTACTTTTCTGGGAACAATTGGAGCAGCAGCAGGTGGATCGATAAGTGACCCAAACTTATTGGCACAACTCAAGGCACCAATTGCATCATTATTATTAAAACAAGCAGGATTTGAAGTATCTCCAGAAAGTATATTGGCAAGAGGATTTGGGATTGTTCCAAACTCCAATATGGAACTTCTTTTTAGTGGACCAACTCTTCGTGATTTTACCTTTGCTTATCGTATGAGTCCAAGAAGTGAAGAAGAAGCAAGACATGTAAAAAGAATTATTCGTTTTTTCAAGCAAGGAAGTGCTCCAAGAAAATTAAATGCAAAAGGTGGTGCTGGAAATGCATCTGTATTCTTAGGAACTCCAAATGTGTTTAAACTTCAATACATGACAGAAAATAAAGAAATATCAGGATTAAATAAATTTAAAATCTGTGCATTGAGAAGTGTGGCAGTCAATTATGCTCCTGATGGAACTTGGGCAGCATATGATGAAGGTCAACCAGTATCTCTTACTATGTCTTTAAATTTCCAAGAAATTGAACCAGTATATGAAAGTGATTATCAAGTAGGAATTTCTGATGCATTTAAAGGAAAAGATGATTATTCACCAGTACACGACGACGACGTAGGATACTAAAAATGGCATACTTTTCAGAACTTCCCAATCTTCAATATACTGCCAATTTTCCAGATCAGTCATTCAATACTGATGTTGTATTAGCAAAAAATATTTTCAAAAGAGCAAAACTTCGTGAAGATTTTGCAGACGTATCAACTGCTTTTACTTATTATCAAATTATTGATAATGAAAGACCTGATCAGATTGCTCAAAAAGTTTATAATGATCCAGAACTTGACTGGGTTGTTTTGACCACAAATAATATCACTAATTTTAATAATCAATGGCCATTAGATAATGAAAGTTTTCATAAGTATCTTTTAGATAAGTATGGTTCTGAAGAAGAAATTCAAAAAGTTCATCATTATGAAACAATAGAAGTTCGTGATGAATATAATCGTCTTGTAGTTCCTGGTGGTCTTCAAGCAGATCGACCAGAATTTTATCAAGATGATATTATTACAGATGCAAATAATACATCTTATTTCATATCAAGTTTTCCAGTTCAAGGAACGAAAGTTTCAGTCAATTTAAATCAATTTTTAATTACATATGGAAACAACTTAAATACTAATGCATCAATTACTGATATTCAAATTGATACATCAAATTTAAGTATTCTTGGAAGAAATGGTGATGTTCCGATCACAGTTGCAAATGATCTTAATCAATGGCCAAATGGTTGGGGTGGTTCTTTAACATTATATGGAAGAGATGAAGATACAAATATAACAATCGGTGATGCAATAGGAACTCAAAAAATAGTACTTCCATACAATTTATATACAATAACATCAAATAATTATGGTAATGCTGTTATTACCTTAGTATATAAATAAAGAAAAAACCATGTCAGTTCAATTTCCTGGTGTTACAATTCATTTTGAATTTGATGGGCATTCTGCATCTTTTACAGATTCAAATGGAATTGTAAGAACTTCTAATGGACTCAATGAAGTGACCAATTATGATTATGAAGTTAAACTAAATGAAGAAAAAAGAAAAATATTAATCCTCAAACCACAATATCTTTCAGTATTTGTTAATGATATGAAGAATATCATGAAATATGATCAATCTTCTGATTATATTGATGCAAACACTAAAGCAACTTATAATCCAAAATTAACTGGCAATTGACCTTGGGGACAAAAAAATCCCCCAAAATTTTTTTCGGGGGAAAAGGTAATTAAAAGTTGATTTTCAAATCAGGACTCTGCAAGTTTCTGAAAGTAACTCAGAGCATCATCTTCATCTTCATCTTCACTACTAGAACTAGAAGAAGCACGAACTGAAACTTTTTCTTGAACTGGTTCAAACTCTTCTTCTTCGTCAGCAACTTCAGGATCTTGACGACGAGTAGTTCCTTTGTTACCAAGAACTTGATCCAAACGTTTTTTCAAATCTTCATATGATTTGAAGTTTTTTGCATCGGTAAATTCATTCAAATCATAAAGAGATTTGTAGATCTTTTCCAATTCATCATCGTCATCAAGAAGAGGAGCAGGTTCTGCAAATTCAGATTTATCATAGTTCCAATATCCTTCAACCTTACGAAGTTTCAGTTTGAAGTTAGCACCTTCCCAGAAATCAAAAGGATTTACAGGTTTTTCATCATCAAATTCTGGTTGCATAGAAGCCAGAATTTTATCATAAACTTTTTTACCAAATTTATAAAGGAATACACGACCTTCATTTTGAGGGTTTGCGGGATCCTTTACAACATAAATGTTCGCATAATAAGAAAGTTTACGCTTACGATCACGAACAATATTTTGATTATCTTTACTACCAGTATTCCAAAGTTCACGATTTGCTTCACAAACAGGACATTGACCTTTGTTAGTAGTGAGGCAATTATCAATCAACCAACCACCAGGTCCTTGAAATGCATGAGACCACACTTGTGCCCAGGGAAGATCACATCCAGCAGGGGCAGGAAGAAAACGGATAATGGCAGAACCTGTGCCACCCTTATCCATCGATGGTTTCCAAAAACGATCATCATCTTTGGAACCACTATCGTTGAGTTTCTCAACTTGTTTGATGAGTTTCTCGGTGAGAGATCCCATCTTGGATTGCTTTTTAAGATCAGCAAAAGACATTCGTATTCTCCGTATTAGTTGTATTGGAAGTATTTGTCCGTATTAAGTGTAGCACGTATAAGGTCAAACGTCAAGGGTATCTTCAAGTTCATTAATTTTTTCTTGCATATCTTCAAAGAAATTATTTAAATTATCTCCTGCTTTAAAACCAAAAAGTTGAGCAGATTCAATGATTTTTTCTTTCATCTCTACTGCTTCTGGATCATCAGATAAAGACATTCTAAAAATGAAAAGTTTTTGTTTTTCCAAAAATTCTTTCATTGATTCAAGATGTTCTCTCTTCTTTTCTTTATCAGCAAAAGGAAGATAGTACAATTGATTCATAATCTTTTCTTGAAGATTATCAAGTTCTTTCAATGATTTTCTGACCATTTCCGAATCAAAAAATCCACTCATAATACAATCTCCTTAAGTGTTTGTTTATACTTATCTACATCAATATTTAGGAATGGTTTATATTTTTGAATTCTTAAACTTATAAACTCCCAAACAGGATCAGTAAGTTTCTTATCAAATCTTTTAGTAAATTCTAAAATTAAATCTAAAATTGTAATTGTTTCTATACTAACTGCTTTTTGTAAATGTTTTTTTAAAATTTCTGGATGATTTCCAGTTTTACAATCAAATAACTCTTCGAAATTATCTTTTCTTACAAAAACTTCTACTTCTGTTTTAAACAAATAAAATAAACTTTGGGATCTCTTTAACCAGTTAGTATAAGTATCTTCACCACTTCTAATGATTTCACCAATCCACAATCTTTCTGGATCATCACATTCTACAAAGTTTGCAACAAAGTATGCTTTAATTTCATCATCATTTTTTTGACGACTTAAACGTTCAAAAAAATACCTATCTTTGCGTTTATAAAAACTGTTTATTGATGCTCTACTTCTTCCGCAATATTTGAAGTAGTCATAATCTTTTTTTGTAAAGTGATTTTTGAATGCTAAGTAAGTTTTATATGTTTCAAAATCAGTCACAGAGGCAGTTTAGCACGAGTTGTTTTCTTCAAGAAGTTGAGTTCGGTTGCATTGTGTCTCAACTTTTCTTTCAATGGTTTTGAAATCAATTTAGAAACAGTTTCAACTTCGATATTATTCTCTTCGCAATAAGTAACAATTGCATCAATATAATTAATTTTTGATACTTTTACAATTAATTCAATATCTTGTGCAAATTTTTGTGGACATAAGAACTTACTACTGAGTTCTTCTTTAATTTCGTCATTCATAGGATTGAAGTTTATCTGCAACAAATTCTCTAATATATTCGGTAAGCAATTTGATGTATTTTGCTTTGTCGTACTCTTCATAGATTTCACATTCTCCGTTTTCACAAGCCATTATGATTACAAATTTCTTTACCATTATACCAGTCATTTCATATAACATGCAAGCGTAAGCAGCACATTGAACGAAATAATGTTCAATCCACTCTCGTGGTTTTGGTTTCTTTGAAGTCTTAAAATCGATGATTGCTAATTCACCATTGTATTCCGCAATACAATCAACAGTACCAGCAATTCCAAGGACTTTACTATATAAAGACCTTTCGAGTGCGTGAATATTATTTATTTTATTTAAATATGGTTTTGCAATTCCAAATAACATTTGTGAAATTGGAAGAACTTCAGAAGTAAATTCTTCATTCTTCAAATACATTTCAGACAAAGTATGCATATCAGTTCCACGACTGGTTGCTTTCTTCGTG